GATCTAGAGTTATCTCTGTTGAAAATACGGTACCGAGAGAAGTGAGGTTTACTGTTCCAGCGGTGGTATCGTAACTGAGGCTGTCGACAACCGCACTTAAGGACTGAACTCCGATACTGTCAACAAACCCAGATGCGTCAACAGTGATAACCGGCACCTGCGTACCTGAGCCAAAGGTTCCAGCTTCAACAGTTGTGTTTGTTCTAGTGATGTTTGAGAACGTGGCAGAATCACCAACTAAGTTTTTGACACTACCAGAGTCGAAGGAAAATCCTACACCACTGATCTCAAAGATGTTAAGGTCTGAGTCCAAGGTCAGTACGTTGCCTTCGATACCAGCACCTTCGAAGTTACCATCTGCGAATACACCACTACCAAACGCCAAGGTGATGGCAGAGTCAAACTGATCTAAGACTTGTGCAAGGGTTGTTCCACTGGCGTTTGCAAGACCCGATGGATCAATGATAAACGTGCTTTCATCGCCTCTTACACTGTCAGCGCTTACGAGAAAGCCGCTATTCAGCTTGAGAAATACACGAGTTCCGTTCTCGAGTGATGCAAGGATATAGCGATCAGAATCTGGCAAACCTAGGTTAGGTTCAGCGTTATCCAAACTAATAAAGGTAGAGCGTCTGGGGTCTAGATTGTTACCTGTTTTAGTTTTAATGCGACCGCTAAGCAGCCTAGATTCTGATTTAGCCATCCAAAGATTCCAATACGCCTACAACAACTTTAAGAGTGTCCGCTGCACCTGTAGCTTCCATCTTCAACACACCGCCCGTCGTTACAACGAGTTTACCAACGGATCCGTTCGCAGTGTCTCTTCCTGGAATTGTAAACTGAGACAGTAACTCAATTCCGGTTGCAGCGGCTGCGGAGTCGTGAATTGTAAATGTCAAGTTAACGTCCGAGTCACTTGCGTTGGTGATCTGTGTCGAGAGAATGATGCCAGTATAATTAGTCGGAGCGGTGTAGACCGTGTCCACACCTCCAGTCAAACTCTTCTTAATAGTTCGAAATACGTTTAGTTCAGCCATGTTTAGTCCTCAAGGGCAAGAGAGAATGGAGTTACACGAGCAAACAGACTTCGATCAAACGCCTGTCCCTCAATAGTTCCAGTTGATCTTTGGATAAGGAAGTCCTCACCGACTCTGAAGTCGCCTTTCTGGTCCGTACTAGTTACGAAACATAGTCCCGCTCTAGTGGAGTCCTGTACGACTTCGTCTGCCTGGAATGGAACACCTCCACGGTATGGGAAAGCGGTACGAACATCCGTTCCGGTACCGATCCATTCAAAGGTATGACCGGAAGAGGACAGCGCGCTTCTCTGGTGGAATGTGACGGTGTCTCCATCAGAGAAAGCGATAGTCGGTGCTTCCAGGAGTTTGATGGATCCGGTTCCGTTAGTGGAGTCATACGATGCCGAGTCAACCGTAAAGAACTTAGGATCGGAAGAGAACTTAACGGCATCGGAGATGTTGGGTCTTTTAGATAGATTCTTCAAGTCAATGAAGTTATCCAGGATGTCTTGATCACTATCAACGGCCGCGGAGTACAGAGCTGGAGATACACCGGTTGCTTTCAGTCCAATGTTACCAAAGGAACTGTTGGAGTTGGTGATCGATGCAAATCCACCGTCTTCGGCCAGGAATCCTACGTCACAATATACTGTAAACACCGATACCAACTGACAGTAACCTCTGTTCTTCAGGTAGATGCCTTTACCGCCCTGGTTGATCTGGGTGAAAGAGTCAACTACGATGGATCTAATACCACCGGAGTGATTACCATCGTTACGGATACCGTCACCACCTTGTGCGGGTTGTGTGGGATCCAAAGCGTCTGGGTAGAGAAAATCACCGCTGTCGTTTCTACTGAGGTTTGGTCCAGTGATCGAAGTACAGTTTCTAATGTAAGGCGAGTTAACAATGATGTTAGACTCTGAGTCGCCAGCTGGGTTCCAAGCAAACACTGCCGCAGGTTGAACGTGATCTCTGAAGGTAAAATCAGATACGTAGGCGTTGTTGTTGAGATAGAACAGATCTGATGTTGGATTCTCAGGTCTGATACTTGTGTTCTTCAGGTTGTCACCGATCAGAGAAACGTTCTTGGGAATCTCCAATGGATTGTTGATTCGATATTCGCCTGTCTTCACAAAAATAGTTGTAGCAATCTCAGGGGCATCAAGGACGTCCTGATATCTGTTACCGATTCCAAACAACAGTGGGAACGCACTATCAACTCTCAAGATTGCATCATCCAAAATACTATCTTTGGATGTCTCAATAGCATTCTTGGCATCGATGAAATCACCACCAATAGTTGAACTATCGAATGTAACTCTGGAGTCGTTGTCTGGAGTGATTCTAGTGGCTGGAAGAGAACTCACACCGTTTCTAATCACGTTTCCAGTCATTGTGATCAGATCCGTGAGTTCTGTGATCTTTGCCGAACTAGGATAGTGTGATGGTGGAGCAAAGTCCTGGAAAGCGGTGTACGCACTGGAGTCAGCGGATAGAGATATGGAATTGCCGCTGAGAACGTCGGTCAAAATGGTACTCAGTCTATCATATGCAGCTGCTGTACCTTCAGTTTGATAGACTGGAATCTGAGCGCCATTATGGAAAAAGAAGTTGGCGTTATCATACGAACCAACGTTTCCTAAGTACACGGCGTCATATGTCAGAGCGTCGACTGCGAATCTGATATCTCTTTTACATTTTGCGCTATCGTACTCTAAGCCATCAAAGTTGGCTTTTACAAACTCATTGACTTCTTCAGAGAGGAAGACCTTGTTACTCAGCAGAAGTCCTCTGGCTCTATCGGCATCACTTTGTAAACCAGCTGAATCGTAGTAAGCGGTGGCGGGCAAAGGATAAGCTGCAGAGTCCAGCGTGTCAGCGTTATTCTTACCGTTCTCAATGATGTCTTTCACTTCATCGAAGTACGCATCAGATCTAGTCTGAGCAGTGCCGTTGATCTGCGAGAGATCGTTCACCAGATCTTTTGTTTCGGTGATACTGAACAGAACTTCAGTGATACCCTTTGTGTAGGATCCGGTTCTACCTTGGAAGACTCTATTGAATTTTGTATTGAGAGTGATATCATAGGTTGCCGCGTCGATGTACAGACCCAGATCCCTACGTGTTTTGGTTTTGAAGACTGAGCCCTCAGCACCGTCTGAGTCTAGCCCAGCGGCTCCCCTGCGGATAGAAGCTTCTTCCAATGCCTTGTCAATAGTCAAAAAGGCTTTACCTAGTGTGGTACCGTCGTTACTATCGGTTCCGTTCTTAGAAACGTAAAAGACGTTTTCCGCTGTGGGCAACGCTCCAATCTCTACGATAGAGAGTTCGCCGTCTTTATCTCTCTTGAAGAACATCGTACCATCATGCGTATTGATGGCAACCTCGCCTAATGCGAGTTGACCAGTAGTAGGTACCTTACCTTTTACTGCGCTACGTCTTAGTTTAATAGTTGACATTACGTCTCCAAACCTACATCTGACTTATATAAGTCTAAAATCTAAATCTAGATTTATTTATACTAGTAGGTTCCACCATCGACTGTATTCACCGTGACCGCTCCAGCCGTTACGTTAAAGTTCGTCGCATCAAACAGAGCAACACCAGCAGAATCGTTTGATGCCAAGGGAACTTCAAACTCCAGTGTCCCATTGACGTCATTGTAGAATACTTCGATGTTGGTACCCTGACCGGCAATCATGGCACCGACGACGTCTTGGATAGCTTCATCCTGAATGCTTGCAACTCCAGCACTGAACTGGAAATCGTTGCTGTCCAGGAAGGTTTTCAGTGAGCTATCGGATAGGGAGATGTCACCCGTGAGATTGATGCCTTGAACTGTGATGCTTCGGCTGAAGTTCCAGACGTCAGCGGTTGCATCATACAGAATATTCGGTGACGTGGTTCCGAATATCTCGGTACTATCCGCAGTGAATAGTATGATCCCGGCGTCGTTAAAGTCACTCCTTACGGTACCACCACTATCCGCAAGAATCAAAGCCTTGTCATTAATACTAACTTCTGTTGAGTTGACTGTAGTTGTGGTACCATCGACTCTCAAGTCGCCTTTGATTACTACAAGACCGGAGTCATTCGATGGATATGGATTTAAAATTAAAGTGGATGTATCAGAGGATGTTCTGATTTCATTGTCAATAAACTCTAACTTATTGAAGGCAAACAGTCTGTTCTTTGCAGTTTCAATATTTCCAGTTGTTTTATTGACTACTAAGAGACTACCGTCAGCAACAGCATCAGTTGTTCCGGATAAACGGTTTCCATTACTATCAGTGGCATCGAGAAGTTCTTTGAAATTGCCCAACCCGGTTCGTGCAAGAGCTGCTGCACTAATGGGTTTGCCCACGACAATTTTCTCAACTATCGTGTTGTTTTCACTTACAACGACTTTTACTTGTTTGGTGTCAGCGTTTCTTCTCAGTTCACTTACATAAGTAGCCATTCAATTATCCTACTTTGTAACTGAAGGAGTAACGTTGATCTTTCCTTCTAAAATTCTTTCAACTACCGGGTCGTTAGAATCTCCGCTGACAAGCTCAACATCGTATACGTATCGTCCGGGTTTCATTGTATCTGTAATAGAATTAGTCAGGGTGAGAGTGGCAATTCCATCAGCAGATGGAGTTTGAATCCCGGCTAACCAATCGAAGATTTGATCACTATCAGTGGTATTATAGTTTTTCTTTATTTTACCTCTGACGTCATGGCCAGATAGATCCTTAGCTGATCCATTTTGTTCTTTTAAATGGAGCTCAACTGTGATATCTGTTCCTTGATCAATAATTAAATCTCTTTGCTGAGCCATGATTTCCTCTAAAAATATTTCTATGTATTTATAATCATTTGGCTCTAATTAAATCTTGAACCATTTTTTTCAGTTCAGCTACTTCATCTTTTAGTTTTTGCTTCTCTGCTTTTTCTTTTTTATCAGCGTTTTTTTTATGTTTAGCAAACTCAAGTCCACTTTTATTTAAATTGAGAATTGCACCCGTTTTCTTATCACGAACCAGGTGCAAATTCCCTTCAACCGGAATATAATCTTTCATTATGTACCTAACGCAATTACTCTCAAGTCACGGAACCTAGGAACGAAGGAAGTGTTCGAGGTTTTCATCACAATCTTAATTGCAAACGTAGTGAAAGGATCTCTGTTTCCTCCCAGACCACCAACTGTGTATTCGTACTGTCTGAATACATCTCTGTTTGGATCGGCCGCAAGCTCAACATCCTTGGCAACCAACTCCCATGAAACATCATCAAGGGAGAAATCCGCCCCGACAGGAATCGTCTTAAAGTATACATCAAAATCAGCTTCGCTTGCGATATCGTTACTGATGAAGGCCGGTCTGTTGGCACCTAACAAAATCTTAAGGCCAACGGCTGGTTCTTCCAGTACGATCGGCCGGGTGATGTGCTTGGAGAGAGCTGTACCACCTGTTTTACTGGCTTCATTGACAAACGAGATTGGATTATTGAAAGGATATGAAATATCAGCATCAGAATCCTGATTGTCAATAATATTAGCTCGTGCGACCATGTTCATAGTGTCAGAGAAGATGACTGGAGATACCCAGTTACTCGATGTTGACAGAGACACTGTCATATCAAGAGACAGGCGGTTACCACCGTTCAGCAGTGTAACCTCTTCTTCCTCAATAGTCTCACCTGCGATAACTCTAGGAGCATCCAAGATGTAGTTTTGGAACGGAACAACCTCAAAGCCTTCAGGCGTAGAGTACGAGATGCTTTGGTTTTCATCATTGGCCAGCGACAGCGAAACACCTCTTGTGGCGTTCACGTTATAGGTCATCGTTGTACCGTCTGGCTTGAAGTCCTGAATCATTGGGATCAGTTCGTCAGCCAATGCGTTCTGTGTACACATGATAGTATTGCCGCCGCCGATTCCAGTGGCATTCGGAAGAGAGTCGTGTTCGAACTGGAAAGAGTTTCCATCCACTTTAGAGATGGTTTTCTTTCCAAGTAGTTCTCCGACAGTCACTCCAGCGAAAGTCGTTGTATCCAAAGTCGGAAGGGTCGTAGAGTCAGAGATGTACAAACTGATCTCATCATTCTTGGTGAGTCCGTGGTTAGGATGTGACACCGTGACGGACGAGTCAGCGTTCACCACTGAGAATGGATTATTGGACAGGAGAACATCATCCAGCGCAAGGTTAGCTATCTTGGCATTACCAGACTGCTTAAACTTAGCCCTCCACAATCTAAACATAATATCTCTAGTTTGATCGGGGGTCCAAGTAATAGCATTCTGAGACATGAACAGAGATCCGAGAAGCGGCTGTCTAGTGACTCTTTTATCGGTTCTGCCCAGTAAAAGATCTCCAGTTCTAGCTACATAAACATTATATCGATTGTTAGGAGCGATCAGAATAAATGCGTATTCTCTGTTACCATCTAGGAAGATAGGGGCCTTAAACTTAAACGACGTCGGTACGAGGTCGTCAATAGTTCTGTTGGCTTCTGCCACAGCTGGGAGATTGATGTCTTTGTTGGACAGTACAACCCTGGATCCTGGAACAGCGTTTTCCTGGGAAGGAACACCATTCTCGATAGGACGGACTTCCAAGAAAACATCCTCATCCACATCGGAATCCAGATCAGTGGTGTTCTTGTTGGCAAAGTACACATCGATTCTGCTAAGGAAAGCACCATCATCATTGTTCTGGAAGAAGGACTGGGCCAGTGGATCGTGGTCTCTTCTTTGAGATACGATGGTTGTTCTTCTAACAACTTCTCGCACTTGGAGAATCTCTTGACCTTCAGATGTGTAGAAAGTCTGAGCATAAGACGCTGCACCGGTTAAATCAAGCTCACTGATATCAATTAATGTAAATGGTACTGTGCCACCTCTAAATCTAAGCGGCTTAGAAGTGTTTTCAAAACCGGTTCTGTTATCCGGAAGGTCAAAGAATCCAGATGCATCGCCGCTATCAATGTTCGCAGTAAATGTATTCTCATCAAGGAAAAGGTTAGCTTGTTCATTGTCTACAGATCTAATACCACTTCTGTTGACAGTTACATTAGCGTTGTTTGGAACGAAAAATGATCCTTCGATCACACCAAACGCGTTGGTGATCAGAGCCTGAGAGTTAGTACCTGTTCTAAGTGGGTGTTCTGTGGCTGTGTCGAATCTTCCGTCTGTCAAAGGATCGGCGATAGAGATACCGTTGAACAACAGATTGTTGAGGGGGTTTGTCTGCAAACTGGTAGGTGAGGTAAAGCCAGAGAGATCTGGTCTTACGCGAACATTGTTTCTTCTACGAGTTCTTCTATTGCGTCTGGAAGTTTGGTTACCAATGTTGGAATAGATCTCAGACACACTTGGAAGCGCTCTGTTGACAAAGGCAGGAACTCTAACCGTAGCACCTGTGTTAGGAACCACGATCAGGTTGGTGCCCTGTGCATCCGAGTCATAGAGATTGTTGAATAAATCATCGACCTTGATGGTAAAGTCACTGATATTAACGTCATCTAAGAAAGAGAAATACTTGGTGTTAGGGCGAAGACCTGTAGCTCTGAACCACACCTGACGATGTCTCATGAACGGAAGAATGTTGACACCAACAGTTCTTACGCCAACCACCTGGAAAGTAGTGGTTACAGTTCTAGAAGTACGTCCGTTTCTACGAATAGTGCGAGTAGTACTTCCTGCTACATCGGTACCTACGATTCTAGACTCAGAGAAGAAGTCATTCTGAGGAGTGATCTGCAAATCACCGACAACTTGTCTAAACTCATATGGATTTAGGTTTTCTGTCTCAGTTGCCAGAGTCTGAATAATCAATGGATTTTCATCAAAGTCAAGCATAATTCTATCTCCACCGAAGAAGATATTACTATTGCTTGTGTTGTCTGCATCGTAAAACAGACCTACTGTTTTATCGTTATACTTAGGTCCAAGAATTCCATTGTCGACATCAATGGACGCTGAGTATTGAGGATCGGTAATATCAGAGAACGCCAGGCTCTTGAAGTTATCCGCAAAAAATCCGTTCTTAAATCTGTTGTTACCGGCACTATCCAATACTTCAAACGTAGATGTTTCAAGCTCGAGGAGGGACAGTGTCGTCACTTCTTCAAGGTTATCGATTCTTTTTTCAATATCACCGATATCTCTCATGGTGTATCTACGATTATCGATCTTACTAATCGTAACATCGTTTTCATCATCTACATATGCTTCTAAATCAATATCGTAGAGCTTCATTGCCGTGTCCGGAATAGCAGGTCTCTTAGCATCAAAATCCGATTTACCCTGAATGATTCTCAGCTTAGGAGCTCTAGATGTTCCTGGGGTAAGTGGAGACTTTCCTTCCACAACGATTGCATCTTTTCTAGGCAGGTAGTATTCAACATCCGCCGTGATGATATCCGTGTTCTTTGGAAGTTCCACAACAGACTTTGGTACACCATCCGTGGAAGAGATGAAAATACCTTGGTCAGATTCCCTAAAGCTTCTGAAGTCAAGATGATTGCGGAAGTCAATGACTTCACCATTTCTCTGTCTATGTACAGGAATGTCTTCCGGATTGATTTGTGAGGTCTTGTAGGAGTTGATCGAGAAGTAGTCTCCGGCATTTTCATGTACAAAATGCTGGTATGTAACTTCGACATTTCCTGAGGATGGACCAGAAGCTCCTGCTTTAAGCAAAAGTCTACCTTTCGCATAGAAGTTATCTCTCTGGCCGTTATCTAGAATATATCTATCCTTAGCGTCTCCGACGTTATCCACAGAGAATCCGACCGAGTCGATCAAATAGATGTCGGGTTCATTGAGAGTAATGTTGCCATCACCGTCTGGAGTAATAGTTTGTGTCTTTGTCTGAAGATCTTTGATCTTTAACGTTGGATTTGATTTGTTGACGTAACCGATAATCTTAAAGGTTGTAGATGATGCCAACCCAGAGAAAGTCACCGAGGCTTGTCCGGTACCGCCACTGGAGATCGTCGGCAGGTCAATGAACTTTCCACTCTCCGTGTGATTGGCTACAATCCAATCGGAAAGGTTTGCAAAGGTTTCACCTGCGCCGGTCAAGGTGAGAGTTGCTGTTGTTTCAGCTCCGCCTGTAGTAAACTCAAATTTTCTCTGAACCGTGAAACTAATATCATCAATAGATTTGGCTTTTTGCTTATTTAGTTCAAAGAAGAGATTGTTGTTATTAGTTTCCTTGAGAACTGCGATATTGTTCTCCAGAACAACCGTACCGAAAACACTATCACCAACATCAGTAGCTACATTATCTCCGCCTTGGAAGATACTACGTGGGCTTCCGATGCTTCGGGTATCTCTGAAGTTATTAGATCCATCCATGCTGATGTCGAACAGGTGGTATCTGTAATTTGGTCCAGAAGGAACAAGCTGTCTTACTCTGGCAGTACCGATGGAATCACCTACTCCATCCGCTACAGCTAAACCACTATCGTTGAAGAGCGACAACTTCTGAAAAGAGTTAATGTCAGGAATACCACGGATTCCGTCACTATCACCTCGTACGATTAAATAATTACCAATGTCTACTGGAATCGCTTCGTTGTTAAGAGTTACTGTGTCTCTGGCTTTACTGAGAGGCAGAATGGTTTTATCCGTTCTCTCGATTCTATAACCGTTGACATACGCAATACCTGGCGACAGACTTGCAACAAGATTACTGTCGTTTCCTGCCTGTAAGTCCAGAACGAAGTCTTTTACAGTGTAGTCACCCGATTCTTCTTTTGTTCTCTCGGCGAGAGTATCACCTAAGATGGCGTAGACCGTTCTCTCAGGCTGGTTTTGCTTGATACCACCTACGATATCAGTGAGGAAGATGAACTGCTCGTCAGAATCGATGTTTCTCTCTAATGCAAGCTCAAGTCTGATTCTGTATCTGTCGGCGCCCGGGGACGATTGATTGATAACCGCACCTGGGTTGGCGTTATCGTAGAGACTGATGTCGTCAGTCGCCTGAACCACATCCTGAAGAACTTTGAATCCAAGAGTTTCGGTAGGCGCAGGATTGAATTTGGAAATTACAATCTTACCGCCAGGGAACTTTACAAACTTTCCTCTGGTGAAATACACACCTGGCTGCACGTCTGCATATGTACCAAAGCCAATTGGATTGTCAATTTCCGGAAGAACGTTGAACTCGTTAGAGTTTGTCAAATTCGTAAGTACGTCATTGGCTTTGAATCTGATGTCAGTGTTCTTCACAGTTGATAAGGCAGTTGTCGCACCTGAAGTGTTGACGTACTTGACGTAGATCACTGAAGCGTCTGGAGCGTCGGCATTGATCTTGTTAATGACCTCAGCTCTAATCGTATCGTCAGCGTTTCTTAAGATATCTCCAGCTACGATGGTGTCGAGATTAGTCTCACTAACCTTGATGTATTCATAGTTACTGATGATAGAAACACCACCCGGCTCAACGACACTTCCGTCCACAAAGATGTTTTTTGCAAACTTCTCGATCTGGTCACCCAAAATAGTCTGTAACTGAGTCAGCTCACGACCTTGAAGAGTTTTCCCAGAGTTGAAAAGAATCTGATAGAACCCTTTGTCCTCATCAAAGTCATCTCTGTAGGTCGTGCTTAAGGTGTCCTTGTTATAAACTGCCATGCTTCATGTGTTCCTATAATTGAAGGATAAGTTTAATGTCTTCGATCTGCTCACTGGATCTAGTCACAGGTGCTCTGTTTTCGATGTACAGAATATCACCACTGAACGGATTAACCTCACCCTGCGAATCGGACTCGATCGTAGCAGTGAAAGTTCCAGTGGAGTCTGTGATCTGAGATCCGATGTTCCAAGGTAAGAAGTTGAACTCATCATTTCTGTGGTAGTAAATCTCGGTACCATCAACCAAGTCGATAAACGCCGTTGGGCCTGCGGCAGAGTCTCTCATGATCTTATCATTAGAGATGGTGCCAGTAACACTGGAAACCGTCAGTTTACGCAAAGCTCTACCGGTCAAATCGTTGAAATCAGAGTCGTTATGCTTTTTTGGATCGGTGATGAGAGTGATCTGTCTGAAGTCTTGTCCAATAAGGAAGTCAGAATCCGTACCACTCGGCTTGGCATTGAACATAACAGAAGTGGCTCTGATGTCTTCTCTGGCATCTTTACCAATGCCCTCTAAGCTAATGATCGGCTTGATCACTGCTGCAGTCGAAGGTGAACCTCCACTAATCGTAATCGTTGCACCGGTGTAACCAGATCCGAAGACTGGATTTCCATCAGTTGAATCTTTATGTCTAACGTCAATGATCGCTCCAGCAGCGTTCAGAACCGCAGTGGGAGCCGCTCCAGTACCATCGCCGATGACTTCCAGTGTTGGAACAGACGAGTACCCCACACCACCTTGAGCGATTTCATACCCGATGATTTCACCCGACACAGCGGCAGTTTGAACGTTAGCTTGAGCAGTTTCAATCGCAGTGACCGCAATACCTGCGCTATCGAGATTCGCAACAGGGATGAAGTTAGCTGTCAAGAACTTATTTGCTTGTACGGCTGAGAGAGTATAGAGATACTTCCACACATAGTTGTCAGCCAGCTTCTTTGCTTCCACTGCCGTACCGATAGTGTCCGGATCTACAACGGATGCGATGTTGGTACCCGATGATGTCTTGGGAGATTGCAGACAGATGTATACGCGTCTCTGTTCCGACAGGACATAGTACCTACCGTTGGTAGTGTGGCTGACGTTCGGATTGTAAGCATTGTAAACCACGCCATTGGACCAACCGTATCTATTGGTCACCAGTGAGATATCGGTGACTTTTTTGATAGCTTGCAGATTGTTTCTGGCTTCTCTTTCTTCTTTCAGAACATTCGTAGGACTAGGCACGGTTTCAGTATCATTCCATTGATCGGACTTTCCCAAACCAATGTAATATGTACTACTAGCACTGTCTACTGACTGCAAGTCGTCGATAAGCTGATCTAAAATCAACTTTTTCATTCTGTCGGTTACAATTGCTACCATCTATCTTTACCTATTGATTTAAATCGATTTGTTTTATTTATCATGGTTTATATGCCGTACGAGCTGAATCCACCATAATCACCGGCTCCTGCGGCGCCAGTTACGGTGACAATGTTACCTAATGAACCACTTTGTCCGACATTAGTGCTTGGGAAGCTTCTGGGATTTGATGCTCCGCCGAATACAAGCCTTACAGCTCCGTCTGAACCGCTACCGCCGGCACTTTGGAAATCATCCTCTACGCCACCGCCTCCGGCTCCAATGCCTCTACCGCTTCCAAACTGCTGTGCTGAAACTGCAGCAGCTGCTGGAGCAACATTTAGTGATCCCTGGGTCGCTGCATTTTGAATTCTAGCATAGATATCATATGTTACAGTACCGTCAGTACCAAGTCCATATAATGCGACTCCACCTCCACCGGTGTAAGTATAGCTGATATTACTTCTTCTAGTCTGGTTACCTCCGGCTCCACCTCCGCCGGAACCTAAGTTTTCTGTTCTTAGGGAGCCCTGACCTTCATCGATGCCGTTTCCACCATTACCGGTATAACCTCCGGCGCCACCTCCGCCCGTACCATCATTACCGCCAAGCTGCTGTCCACCGGTACCTCCATCACCTCCGCCATCTTTAGCTGTTCCTGAGGATGTTCCGCCAAGAGCAGTGCCATTGGTGAATACTCCGCCAGCTCCTCCATTTCCTATAATAAGTTTGGAGTTATCCGAAACTCTAACAAGCTCGGATATTCCTCCTGCCGTACCATTAAGATCCGAACCGTTATTATTGAAAATTCTTGGTCCACCAGCTCCACCTTCACCGACAATAACAGTAAATTGATTTCCAACAACTAATGTTCCGGCGCCATGATTATTGATATAGGATAAAGCACCGCCGCCTCCACCCATGCCGCCATCAGAACCGTTTGGCCCAGACGCTCCACCGCCAGCACCAACAGCAACAGCAGTTATTCCGGCACCAGTTAAGCTAACTCCATTAGGAATTAGATATTTGTCGTTACTGATATCGTATGCAATTCCACCTGCAATAGTGGAAGGACCCCCTGGCGTGTCGATCTCAATAGTATAAGTCCCTGGAGCTTCAAATACTATTTCTCCAAAAAATTCGTCAACTTTAAAGTTTAAAAAAGATAGGTTAGGAGTAAAAAGCACAATTATTATACCGTGTTTGCATTTGAGATCAGAATGTTAGCAGAATCAAAGACTATACCGCCGATAATTGAGAACTTTCCTGCTGCGAGGTTGACTGGGTTACCAATTGCGTGATGAACAGTCGCAGAGTCACTAGCCAAAGTGATATTCATGGATGTGGCATCGGTTGTGTTTTTAACCAGGATTGAGAAACTCATTCCATCGAGAGATCCCCCTCCGGTACCAACTAGCTTGATCGTCAGATCAGAATCGTGCTCGAATCTAGCGATGTTGGCGTTTCTCAGAGTGTAAGTAGCAGAGTCGTCATTAGTCGCCGCGTCTGAGATAACCAAAGTCTCCGGGGTGACAACACCGTAACCGTTGATTCTAAGCTCATCAGTGACCGTTAGATCGCTCTCGATCGTCACGTTATTCAGGAAAGTCGCATCGGTTACAGTGATCTTAGTCAGGGTCGAAGAGTCGAGAACCGTGAGTCTTCCGGTTACAGTCGCGTTGGTTCCAACCGAGAAATCACCATCGATGCTAACTTCACCTGTACCCTTACCTACTAAGATCAAATTGATATTATCACTGTCTCCGACAGCCGAGATCACTGGATCGCTGTCGTTATTGATCTTGACGTAGTTGACCGCTTGTGACATGCCGTTGGATAATTGAAGGATTTCGTTTCCGTCATCGTCTTCGAAAGCGGCGGTGAATTTAGGGAAAGTCTCCAGAGAGAAAGTATCACTATCCAGAATCAGTCGATCCCATTTACTGGAATCCGAAGCTGCAAACCTACCATGGTTTCTAAGGTAGATAAACGAACCGGTAAACGTACTAAAGCTATCAGCGGCATCCAGAACAGTGTTCAAGTGTTCGACACTATCAAACGCGTTATTGAACAGTACTCTGGACGTAGTCTCCAATCCCAAGTCGATCAGATCCAACTTTCCGGAGTTGACACTGTCGTGATTGCGCTGCTTATCGACTATTTGTCCAAAAGTCAAACCAGTGAGATCACTATCAATTCTGTAAAAGTTAGCATTGATCTTAGTTGCAGCTTGACGCAGAGTATCACCGGTACCATCGTTTGCACTCGTACCAGTGTTGATAGCTGCTACTCTATTTGAATCTAATAATGCCATTTGCTAAAAAGCCCTGTGTGAATATGTTGTTTTTATTTATGCCGAATCTAAGCCAGAATCCAAGAAATATGGGAATTCATCTTCACTCATTAATTCGTTTGTGTTAGAGAATTCAATGAATGGGAACGTTCCGAACGTACCACTGTCGTCGAATGTTGGAGAGTTTAGGTTCAGCAGGTTTTGAATGGTTCCGTAGAGACTGTCTAATCCAGAATCCAGCGTACCAAAAGAATCTTGAATCGTGATCGGGAATGTGGTTGTTGGATCTGCGTAGAGAGGATATCTGATTTGATTATCGGAATCGATTCCAGTAATATCAGATCCAGGTCCGATAATAAAGTTTTCAATCTTGTTTACGAAGATGAGTTCGTTCGCAGCTGAGTCTAGAATCGCTAGAGGCATTTCATTGATAATAGTGTTTGTAGTGACAGCTTCAAAGAATGTCTCAGCGAAAATTGCAAACCCGGCTGGATGCAGGTATCTCTTGTAGATATCCAACCACTTACTAGGAGGAACATCACTTTTCAAGAGGATGGAAAAGATTTGATAGTAAAAAGAATCCTGAATGAACTTCTGTGAGTCGTAACCAATCTGACTCTCGCCCACAACGAACATATCATTCTTGGGATAAATCTGCTGAACATCAGCACCAAACAAAAATCTAAAGAAACCGTCTACGGATGCAATGGAACCTTTGGATTTGTTCAACAAAGGCAAGAGTTTAAGAGACAATCTAGGATACGGAAAAGTGTCTTTACTGATACCCGAAGCCAAAGCTTCGTTCAAGAGTTCTTGTAAGTATTGTTCAGGAGTTGACTCAAAATCTCTGATATAGAATAGATCTTTGAGTTCTTTTGTGGGCTCAAACTCGTGTCTGAGAAACTCGTAATACTCTTCTAAGAGACGAACAAATTGAGGATACTCTTGCTGAAAATGCTCGGGTATTACCGTATCGATATAGTCACGGTGGAAGTTTAAAGGTCTTCTATCAATATCTCTTAAAAGTTCGGTCATTAATTAGTCACACCAACTACAGAGTTTGCAAAGTTAATATCAGCTTCAGTTGTCACGAAGTTTCTACCCAGAGAGATGATCTGATTTCTCAAAGGCTTGACAACCGTATCCTCTAGAGGTCTAGCCTGGATAGCAATGTAACTCTCACCGGAAACAATGGAATGGGGCTGGAAGGCTCTGAGATTTACTTTACCGGTTGAAGGAACGTATTCACCGACACTAGAAACGACCACGTTACCGGAGAGATCTACGAGTTGTAGATTCGTCGAATGTGTGGATCCAGTCTTGTTCTGAATGGTCACGATGACAGTGGTTCCATCTCCAAGTTGATGGCGGAACTTATCACTTGTGATCACCGGAACTACGTCATCCGGTTCCTCCAATACATTCAAGAAACTAACTTCATAGTCGTCTTTCAAGTATCTCTGTGTAGTCGTATTGTACAGAGGAGTCAGTCTGTTCTCCAGAGTCGCTTCGATACTAGTCGAAAGAATTGAGTTCTCAATGTTGTTCACGATACCGGTCAATGTTGACTTACGGAAAATATCGTTGAACTTTCCTAGATTGGTATCAAAGTAAGAACTAATAGTGTTACCGACCAAACTTCCCAGGGCCGCTTGTGTTAACTGTGTTCTGGAAGGATCGTAATCAATGTTCGTCTGCAGATTAATATAGACTTTTTCAGGAGTGACAAACTCAGAGTCGATGGAGATCATCGAAAGATTGTTCAACAGTAAGTCTTTGATCTGCTGCTCGGTCACTGATCTGAGAGCAGCCGAGACGTCCGAAGTAAACTCAACGGAAACGATCGTCTTTCCGTACTTCTGTGGAACGTTGTCTTCACCACCCCAAGCGTTAACGGACTTGACCCCTGGGATAGCGTTCGAGATGATACCGATGTAATCAAATGGAGTCACGAGTCTGTTCTGAGCGAGATAGCTCAGAGGAGCGTTTCTTCTAATGGATTCGACGCCCTCTTTCTCGGCACCGAACGCAGTCTTTCCAATCGGAGTGATGATATAGTTGTAAGAAACGTTATTGTATTTAAAACTAGAAGCAGCAGTGAACTTATTGATGCCGTTGGCGTTCGGACCGTTCGTGCTCAGATACGTTGCTCTGACAACGTTGCCTACTTCAGGAGCCGCTCCAGTCACGCTACCATCACCAAAGTTGATCTCGTAGTAGCCGTTGTATGTTTCCAGAGGGACGAACAGTCTGGTGTCAGCTGTGATACCGGTTGACAGAAGATTGACCGAAGTATAGGTTTGGAAATTAGTCGAGTTGATGTCATCAAACACGCTTACAGATAGTGTAGCTAGATCCAGGTTTACATCTGGAATGACATAGATTTGTCTACCTTCGGAAGTGTCAACGTTGAAAGTCTTAGTAGTCAGATTTCCCTCATACGCAACCACCGCTTGTTCACCTGATGTGTTTTGGAAAGTGTAGATGCCGGTTCCCGCTGCATCGTAGCCTTTGTATTCAATCAGAGTTCTGAAGTTGTAAGTCTCATCTCCCAACGTACCGGTGAATACCGTACCGGCTGGCAGTGTGATCTCTGCGGGTCTTGTCGCCAAAGAACTCATATCGACCGAAAGATTGATAGTGGCGATAGATGCCGATCTCGAACCTGGAACATATGCAAAAGAAATAGCATGGTTAACCATGGAGCTTCTGAGTTGTGCAGTCGTTAAGAAGCTTTCGTTCAGGGCGTAGTTTGCAATGAGAGCGTTACTGTGAGTGTTGAAGGCCAACACATCCATCAGTGCGCTCATGCCAGAGGCTTCAAAGTCGTAGTCCGTAAACTCGCTTTGCTTTCTTAAGTAATCGATCAAACCCGCTTTGATGCCGGCAAAATCTAACTGAGAAGACGTGATCGTTGTTGCCATGTTTTCTATCTAATCCTTGATATATCAGTTGTGAACACTACGACCTCTTCAGTCGTCAAGATCTTAAATTCAATAGTCACTCGTAAATCATTCACATCTTCTTGAAGATTGACTTGAACTGAAAGGATTTCAGCTCTAGGTTCAAAGTTATTTACAGCCAGCTCGATGGAGTATTTGATCTCATCTTCCAAAGCCGGATCATTTGCCAAATCAAACAACAATGCTCTGATGTTACCGCCAAAAAACGGTTGAAATGGTTTCTCACCAAAGTTCGTCAGAATCAGCGTCTTGATCGCTTGCTTGACGGCAGCGGCATCGGTCTTTTTGAAGACGTCACCATCTGGCTTCAGGGCAAGTGTCAAGTCAATGTCTTTGTACAGCCGACTACGAGATGCAATGATGCTCCTCGTGCCTAGATCCTTATCCTCTGCTGCAAAACTTCTAACTACTGCCATTGATTTTTTTCCAAAAATTTAAAATTATTTATACGAACAGTTCGGCAAATCCATTCTGAAGTGCTCTTCTATAGTTGAATTGAGTTTCAATTTCTTTCCTAAAGGTGTTTTTATAATCAAAAGTCATATCGGGCATGATGACGGCGATTTCCGATGAGTACCTGATGTTTGGATCCACTGTATCGTATTGTAAAATGATTTTGTCGAAAAGCTGAGTCTGCATCCAATACACCGCCAAATCGAATGTTTTGGCGTGATCTATTTCATCGTTCTTATCAAATACTTGATAGACAGCGACTCTTCCTTTTGTTTGAAGATCTCTGATGTCAGTAACATTCTCGTTCTCCAGAGGACTATAGTATCCTTCCTTGGCCACCAAAGAATGTTTTTTAAAAGATCTATTGAACGCAAAAGAGTTAATCATGAAAGACTGCATCGATAGGTTTCGAACAACGCTTCTTTGATCTTCTAGAGTCATGGATTGTTTAAACTTGCCGGGTGTCAAGAACTGCGACAGTGTGGTGTTTCTTCCCAGTTTGGTGCCTGGACTGAATTCACTCATTAGACTTGGATTGTATTTGGCTTCAGGTAAAACACGAGTCTTCTTGTTGGTAGACAGGAATCTCAATTTGGGTTGTACTGATTTACCAAACACATCATTTCCGACTCTTGCCCGTGAGTCTTTGTTACCCACGATTCTCTTGACACCAACAGGAGTGGAAAGAGCGAAGTTGGCACTGAGAGAGTTCTTGGCCATTGCATATCCTAAGAAGAAAGGATCGTAACGATTTGTCTCTTCTCTCAACAGCAACCGAGTTTGATCTACACTGAGATCTTCGTTAGGAATAATCATTAGAATCCACCTCCACCGCCGGAGCTGAATTGATCTGGAGTCTTGGAGTCACTCTTGTTTTCTCCGATCTTGCTGGCGGCTTTTTGAGTCGTAGAAGTAAACGCCTGTCTGAACTTTTTAGTAAGTCCCTGAGCAGAGTTCGTGAGTTTGTTTGCAGTAGCCAATGCAGAGTTAAAGAGACCGAACTCTCCAAACGATCCCTTTACAGCATCGCCTCCAATCTGTCCCGAACCCGCACCGATGTTGATAGAGCTGCTTGTGGTCGTCAAATCGTTTGAGGCAATCTGAACGTTGTTTGCGTTGATCTTATAGTCTCCAGAGGAACCAGCTGCGATATCAACTCCACCTTCACTTCCTTGTCTAATGAACCCGGCAATGATTTCATAATCATCTGAAACCTCAACGAGATAATTATCCAAAACCAAAAGCTCGGAACTTCCACCAATATGCTCGCTTTTAGCTGGTGCTCCACTCCTGAGATTTTTTCCCTGAATACGAGTTATTTGTCGCTCTTCAATGAATTCTCTATAAGTTCCACCGACTCTAAACGTCAAATCTTTCTTGACATTCAAATCCATGTTACCTTCTACCGTGAGATTCAAGTTTCCAGTGTAGAGGATATCGCCGTTACCATTGACGATCATGGTGAAGTCTCTACCGACCAGTTCTACCATGTCGCCGTATGAGTTGACCAACATCCTGGAGTTTGACTTATCGTTTTCAATCGAAAAGCCACTGCCATTCATATGAGCGTATTCGATTCTAGGAGTACCTACGGTGTCATCCAACTCGATGCGATGACCGTCCTCAGTCTCGTAAACTTTGTTACTAGGGTATTGCGGATCGAAATCCTTTGGCAAGAGATCCTTTCCCACCGCAGAAGACGGTAGACCCAATCTGGTTTCCCACTCTGGATCTCCGGCTCTAGCTGCTTTGTTCAGACCTTGTTCAGTCTGATAAGGCTCTAGAGGATATTCATTCTCAGGATCCTTGAACCCTAGATCTCCAGAAGGCGGTGATGATCCACCTTCACCTGCGACATTGTTCGGGCCAGTGATCGAGTTGTTTTGATTCGTAGTGCTCGGAGCCGGATTCTGACTAGCACTTGATGATGGATTGCTTGTAGACTGGAACTCACCGTCCGCCTTCGATGTGGCGTCCACACCTTGTCTCAGCACCTCTGTCGTGAAGTAGTTCTCGTTATCGCCTTCCAACTCAGTCATGGCTTTCATCATGTCAGTCTTGAGTTGTGGGTTATCCTCCAGGTTCAAACTAGAGTTGGCATCGACGTTGTAGCCTTTCTCTTGGAGATTGGCGACTACGTAGTTGATATAGTTTTGAGTGTCGTTCTCACTGGGAGGAGCCCATCTGTTGATGATTCCATCGACTGTGTTCAGGTTATGAGTCAGGTAATAAGTCTTCAGAGTGACCGACATGGCTCTTGCGCCATGCACGGGGGTTCTGAATACAGCGTTGACTCCGTCTGTGCCCGTTTGTCCCACCCACTTGATACTGCGGCTGTATTTGATATTGCCAGGATTATTCGTTCTAATGGATCTGTTTGACATGACTACCTCTGGCTATAGATCAAATCTTCGGTGGAAAGAGATCCAACTGATTTGGCCTGTTCAACAGTTTGTGTATTTTGTTTATCAAAAACGTTATGAACGAACTTGGTAACATCAAACTCCGGTTCGGTGTTATCCATTTGTAAGTCGTTCTTTCCCCATGCCTGTCCGCCTGGATAAACGTTGTAGAAGGCTTCCATGAAGTTCTTGAAAGCTCTAAACTGTTGTTTAGTGAAGCTGGACTTTGACTTTTTAACTTTACCGGAGTCAGATGCCGTGGACAATCCACCTTCAAACATCACTGCGATTGAATAGTCGTTGTGTTGTGGATCACTGAAAGGAGCCACCGTATTGAGGTCTCTGGCGATGACGACTTGTCCGTTCTTAGTGATGATGAAGTGACATGACACGCCGTCCAAGTTGTTGACAGTCACATCTCTGTAGAATAAACTGTCATAGCTTACGCTTTGATCCTTGAATGTGTTGCTGTGTCCCACGATCACTTGTGTGACGTCTCTGATAGAAGTAAGCAGATACGCTTCGATCTCCTCAACGGTTCTCAGTGAGATTCTGGGATTGTGTTTCGTAAAGTTGATGATAGGTACCTGGTTTCTAGGTGCTTCATTGGTCAGAGCCGTGGGTACAATGTTGTTAGCCAAGTCGGACTTGCTGACCAAATCATCCAACATGTATGACTTGTTCTTTGGTAATCTGGCTAGAAGATCGCTGGAAAGATCCAAGAGTGATTGACCCGCCTGATTGATCAACGTGGCTTTACTGAAGCCTGGTGTGGCGTTGAAGTCGGCTACACCTTCGGAAACACTGATGGCAGCTAGAATGATCTGTTGTTCAGTCATGACTGCTGAGAAGTAACTCTTGAGCTCGACTGTAAAAAGATCAAACACGTCTTGAGTCGTCATTGGTACGGTGATATCAAAGAGGAAGTCACCGCTACTAGCTAACAAAGCGGATCCGTAGTTGGTCTTGAGAAGAGGTCCGAAAACAGGAACATCCGTGGTAAGTCTACCGACGGCGATTTCTTCACCATTGTCATCAGTGTTAAAACCAATCACTTTGATGCCTTGGACAACATCATCCAGTCCCAGATTCTTTCTGGATTTGGTGAGTTGTCGAAGCTGTGTCTTAGCTGCGATTGCCCTGGAGTACACACCACCCACTAGAGTGGCATACTCTGTTAAGACGTTTTGTAACTTGTTATTAATAGATGCAATAGTAGTCATGATTCATTAAACCTGTCTATTAATTCATAGGCGGCAATCTCTCTGGTCAGCAACTCAACCTCATTCAGTTCCTTACCTAAGTAATCCTTATAGAAAGCAGTGATGGATTCCCTGAGGCTTGATGCCGACTTGAACGCGCTGTAGTTCAGATCCGAGTTTTGTGAGTATTCCTCAAAGACATAGAGGAACTGTGCTCTGGGATCGTCGACGTTGTAGTTGTTCGACGAGCAGTACTGGAAGAATCCCTGAAGCCTGCTGTCTGGAAGGGAATACAAGCCGAAACCACCGTTGGCCTCACTCGTGGCAACCTGGAGAGTGGCGAGTTTCTCGTAAGAAATTCCAGCGGCAACTCTGTTGTACTCATCTTGAATAGTTGGTGGTATCGGGTCAGATCCGCTCTCACCAGACGTCGCACCTCCAGCGGCTCCGCCATATTGGATATCAATCTTATATGGAATAATATTCTCACGGTCAGCTGACTCGTACTTGTGGAAGGTTCCCATGACGAAAGGCATCTGAGAGTGAATGCCATCCATGAAGATTCCAAAGACAAACGCACCACGCTGTAACCCAGTGGCCGTGTGTCCCAATCCAGAGATACCTCCACCCGTCGTTGGTACCATCACGGTTGCCCACGGTAGGTCCTCGACGGCGATGTCATCCAAGTATGGACTATGGATACCAAAACAACGCACACGAACACGGCCCAGGAACTCAGGGTCATCGATATCCTCAACAACTCCCATGAACCATCTGGGCTGATCTCCGTAAAACTCTGTCTGAATAGCTTTCATCATGGTGTGTTCAATTGCTCCTGTCCAATGGAAGGATTCGTGCCAGTCTTCAAACAGGTCAGAGCGATAGTGTAGTTTCTGTTACTGATGATGTGTCTAGTCGAGTGCACCAACCAGTTACCAGACTTCTTCTTGTCTTTCATCTTGTTCGCACTAGCGTTCTCATCTTCAAGGAAGATGTTCTTTGGAAACTCCAGCTTCACAACTCTACCGGCAATGAAGTCCTGACCGTCAAAGAACTCCGATGGAACCTGAGCGATGACTGATTCTTTAGGAGCGTAGTTGAAGAGACCCTTGCTCTCGGACTTTCTCATGTGATCTTCAAAAGTGTTCTCCTCGTTGTATGAGAAGATACCGTCTTCAAACATCTTCTTTGTGACGATCTGAGAAGTATACGAACTAACTCCTTCGTGATAGGGAGGTGCGATCGCATAACCTGGATCGTAGTTGTAAGGAGTCGATGGTTGTCCAGGCATATTCAATACACCCAACACATCCGTAATCTTGTATCGATCTTCCTTCGCACCGTCTTCGAATAACTCAAGCCAATGATATTGTGCACCATAGGAAGCACCGCTCGCGGGTTTAATAGTGTCTTCGATGTTTGTCTCGTATGTCAGGATTCTGTACGGCTGCTTCTCGACTCCGTGCGATCTGTCGTTTTCAGTCAAGACCGATGAGTAGACGAAAGGATCACTGCCGTTGAGCGGGCCCTGATTCAATAGTGTTTTGAGATCTACGAGCTCAAGCTCGTCGTCTCTTTTCAAATGCGAGAACAAGTAGAAAGGTGCGCCCTCACCTGTAGTGCATCTGGCGGTAAGCCATTCGGCTGTATTCATCGGCGACTGAGTGAACGGTACCAGAACTCTCATGCTGCTCTGCGTGGCGCTCGATCTGGCTGACACGTTTACACCAAGCTTTTCTCGTAAGATCGTGCCAATCATCGCATCTGGAGTACTGGTGTAAGCTTTGGACCATCTGATGATTTTATCACGAATCGCGTGTTTCTCGATGAAGTTCAGGATATAAACCGAGGTACTGTCGTTCAGTTTGTTTGTCTTTTGAATAGAAGTGACAGTAAACTCTTTTGAAATGATAGTCTCACCTGATCCCTGATCGGTCTGCCTGATAACCGTGATATTGATATCCTCGTGACCGATCATGGCTTTGGCGTTAGACAGGTTTGCTGAATCAGTGATGACAATGCTTCCAGTCACATATGGAATCTCAATAGACTCAAACAGATTAATCTCTTGAGCGATGAGCTCAATATCTGCGATTCCTTGTCTGGGTGATATCAACCTGACTTTTAGTTTAGTCTTAAAAGCCTGTTCAGCAACACTAGTCATTAGTAAGAGCTTCCTCCGGAACTACCAGAAGAAGTTGTAGTGGTTGTAGATGTACCGGATGTTGTATTGGTTGCCGTAGTCGAAGACGAAGTTCCGTTCGACTGACTTCCTCCCAGGTTGGTCTGTCCAGTGGTTGACGTCAGTACGGTGGTGTTATCATCGAATTGCTGATCCAGAAGAAGAATCTCGTTGAACTGGTCAACGACTTGTTCAACCACAGAAGGCTTAAGAACTTTAATTTGTTTTAAGTTTCCATTCTGAGATCTCACTCTATCCAGATACGTGATAGGTGTCAGTAACGCCGGCTTGTTAACTGTGCTGTAGTTCGTACTAATGTAACTCTCAAACTTATCTACGATAACTTGGAAAGCCGCAGACCTTTCGTCTTTATCAAAGGATCCCAGCAGCTGCACACTAGCACTATCATCTCCATCTGGTAAAGAATAGTAGGAGAGATATCTGTCATCAGTCAGACTCTTGTTCTCCAGGCAGTATCCCACGCCCGGGCCCAATACGATTTGACCTGTACCGTCTTGCATATAGAAAGCATGTGTGGAAACACTTGGTGTCGCAGAATCGATACGAACATCGATATATGATACAATAGTATCGTATAGGGATTGACTTAATCCCAGTGTTTTCCAAGCAGTCTCGTAGGTACTCAACACTCCAGTGTATGAAACCGGACCCGCAGCGATGGCTTCTCCCAGATCGGTAACAAAAGTCGCCAGAGGACCACCGAGCTCACCCAACAGATTAGATAGGAACGTTCCTGGGGTGATGTCTCCTAGATTGAATACATCTTCAATGCCGGTAGGACCCGATATAATGTTCTGACTGATAAGGTAGTCACCATCGCCGGAATCCAAGAAAGTCAGAACACTTTCGAGCCTTTGTGTGAATGGAGCATATGGTAAAACATCTACGTAGGCTTTACTTGCGTTCTCAAAGTGATGCGTCGAGTTATACTGTTTGGACCAAGCGTCGATCTTGATTTGTTGTTCCAAGCCGTCTTCAATAGTGATGATGTTCTCTTCGGCGACGAAAGGCTTTGTAGTAGTCGTCAGATCGAAGTATTCCTCGGCAAATGCATCGAACGTTCCAAAGTCTGATTCAATATCAGCCAGGGTTCTAATGTGTCTGGTGACTCCAAATCTGTCTGCGTTCGCTGCGAACTTGTTAGGCATGAACAGAACTTCGCCTGGAAACTCATCAAAGACATGAATATGAGCGGAATCGTTGGTACTAGCGTCCTTGGCGTATTCCTCTCTCATATACAAGGGATAGTAGTATCCCTCCTCTTTGGTATCTGAGCTTGGACCTGAGCTGGTGCCAAACGCAAAGTAAGGGCCCGTTGTCCAGCACCTATCCAGTACTAATTGACCGAAATCAAGTCTTTTGTCTATGATCTTTCCCTTTGCACCAGATGTCGCACCGGTTACCACACTGTTCTCTTTGAACCTGTCGTTGATCGTTGCTCTGGTCTTGACCGTGTCTTCGGGATAATCTTCGGCGGCTTTTTCCTTCACTACTTTCTCAGTGAGAGGCCAACCATCCCTGCGAAGATCATCGTTCAATAGAAAGAACGTCCAGTGGTGTTCTGGGTTACCATACAGCTTTTGAGCAATCTGGTCGGGTCTGTCGCCCTCTTGAATATCATAGTACTCGTAGAAAGCAGCGTCGTCCTTCAGTTGGTCTACGAGATCGATATACGCACCGACTTTGTTGAAGGATACACTATAGTTCTCGTTACCGAAAACATATTGCAATACTGGGAAATTGCGAAAATATGACATTAGTAACCGTCCTCAACCAGTTTCTTATCGAGAGTTGCCTCTTCCTGGAACTGCAGATCGATCTGAATGGAAGTGAATGATCCGTCGGTATGGAATGACGTACTCTGAGGGTTGTAAATTGTATTCACTGACGTGAGATAACACGGTAGAAGCTTACTAGCCACGTCTTGTCCCGCGTATTTAAACTCGATGTCGAATTTATCTGGGAATTTGTATAATAGACCGCCAAGTCTTTCTGGGTACAAGTGCTCTCTGAAAAACTGTACGATGTCTTCTGACGCAGACGCATCTGCAGAACTGGCTGGCATCATTGTGAAACTAAAGTTAAAAGATCTCAATCCAACGTCTCTGAAAACGGATCTCTTATGTGGGTTAGCCGTAAAGCCCGTTCCAGCGGCAACACCTCCTCTGATGTTATCAGGTGCAAGTGCGTCTGATAAAAGGGCTGCTACACCCGCAGGACCTGCCGTACGAAGTGCAGTATAATTATCTTGGGCACTAGTAGTTACATCATTGATAATTTTACTGACAGCACCAGCCACTGAACTCGGACCATTGGCCAGAGACATGGTACTTGCACCAGCCATAGCCGCCATTCCAATGAATCCCAAATCGATATTCTCGTATCCAACCTGATCAGCGATATTGACTGCTTGCGGAAGATAGAGAGTTACACCTGAGTTGCCTCTAGAATCAGGAGAGGCTCTCTTAACTGTTCTAGTCCCACCACCTTGTCTTTGCTGAATAAAAGGATTCCCAGCTACATTGGTAGTAGAGGTACTACTAGCTCTGAAGTTGATGGTTCCCTTATATTTCTCTCTGCCGCCACCCAGGTCTGCTGGAAAAGATACCATGTTTATTCCTAAATAAATACATATTGGTTTAAATTATTTATATGGCTTTCATGAAAACTTACAAAGGCAGGTACAAGGTAAAGAAACCAGAGAAGTATTCAGGCGATCATACTCAGGTTATTTATCGATCATATTGGGAAAAATTTGCATTCATGTGGTGCGAGAATCAGAGTCAAATCAAATCGTGGTGCTCTGAGGAAACTGTTATCCCATACATTAGTGCGGTTGACAACAAAGCACATAGATACTTTGTGGACTTGAAGATCAAGACTTCGGATAACAGAACTATCCTGGTTGAGATCAAACCGAAGAAACAGACCAAGCCTCCGGCTGGTAAGAGAAAGACCAAGAGATTCATCAACGAGTCGTTAGAGTATGTTCGTAATCAGTGTAAGTGGAAAGCAGCTCAGGAATACTGTCTAGACCGGGGCTGGGAGTTTCAAATCTGGACAGAGGACACATTAAGACAAATGGGAATGAAGGTATAAATGGCCAACCTATTTCAAAAACTAGAGATCGAAGCATTCCGTGCCGGTATCACACCTAGATCAAAAGAGTCGATGGCTTGGTTTCGTAGGAAAGCGTCACAGCTAAAACCAAGCCGCTCAGCTCTTCTCAGGGACGAGTCACTGACCTTGGCGAACAGGCCTAGAGTTGGTGGTATGTTCATGTACTTCTACGATCCCAAGACCAAAGAGACATTGCCTTATTACGATAGGTTTCCGCTGACAATCATGGTAGGGCCCGCACCTCAGGGTTTCTACGGTCTGAATCTGCATTATTTGCCTTTGGATATTAGGGCCAAATTCCTGGATTCACTGCTTGACACTATAAATAACAAACGATATGATGAAACTACTA